AAACGGAGGTACACATCCAAGCCGTGCTATCCGTAAAGAGCCATATAAAATAGAGATAGACGTTGATTTTGCTAATGTAGCATCTGTAAAAGGTACAGCATTAGTACATTCAGATGTTATTCAAATCATAGACGTTCCTGCAAAAACAATGGTTTGGGCTGCAGGTCTTGAGGTAGTAACACCACCTGACGGTGATGCTAGTGCTGACATTGGTATTACAGCAGTGGATCCAGATGCATTTGTTGATGGCTATAGTTTAGACGGAGCTTCAACAGGTGACATGACAAATCTACCTGCTGCATATCAACCACAAGTTGTTGCTTCAGATGACACTATTGACATGTTAATAGTTGCAAACTCTAGTGCTGCTCCTACTTCAGGAGTGGTAAGAGTATGGGCCGTTATGCAAGATGTATCAAACGATCTAGGGCCAGATGAAGTAGATCGTGACCAATTAGCTTAATTATTAATTAAGTAAACTATATGGGTGGCTCTAAGGGATAGGGCTACCCATTTTTTTTATAAAGGATTAAAGATGGCAATTTCACAAGCTATGTGTACCTCTTTTAAAAAAGAATTGCTCGAAGGCAAGCATAACTTTTCTTCTGCAGGACACACTTTTAAAATTGCTTTATATTCTGCAGGTGCAGCATTAAGTGCAGGTACTACTAATTTTGTTACTACAGGTGAAGTAGTAGGTGCAGGTTATAGTTCTGGAGGAACTGCATTGGTAAATGTAGATCCTACAACAGATAGTACAACAGCCTTTACAAACTTTGGAACTGCTACATTTACAGGAGCAAGTATAACTGCTAGAGGGGGTTTGATATATAATACAACTACTGATGGTAGTTCAGGCACTACTAATGCAGTAGCTGTATTAGATTTTAGTGCTGATCAAACTGCAACTGCAGGTAACTTTGTTATAAGTTTTCCAAGTGCTGATGGAACAAATGCTATTGTTAGGATTGCTTAAATATGGCTTCTTCAACAACTAATAACACAGGTGCTTTTTATGGTACTGGTGTTTTTGGTACAGATAGATATGGAGTTGCTTCTAATAATTTAACAATGTTTCCAGATGGTGTATCTGGAACAGGACAAATAGGTTCTCCTAATATAACTACAGAGGCTGTAGGTATTGCCAAAATAGTAAATGTAAATGGTACACAAGGAACAACTGGATTAGGTAGTATAAGTTTAACAACTAATGTATTTGACTTTAATACTGTTAAAGATAATTATGAAAGACGTAGAACAGTTTATGTTCATAGAAGAAACACTGATTTAGATAGAACAGTAAAGGTAGCATAATATGACACTTAAATGGCCCAGTAAAGATCCAGATGAAACAGTAGATTTTAGTATGGATTGGTCTAGATTTTTAAATAGTCAAGCAACTATAGATACAGTTACATGGTTTGTTAATAATTCATCTGGTGTAAAAACACAATTTAATACAGGGACTATTGTAAATAATTTACATTTAGTAGGAGTATCTAATACTAATACAGTTGCTACCGTTAATTTAGGATTAGGCACAAATAATACAAAGTATAAATTACATTGTCAAATATTAGATACAAGTGGAACAGTAGCAGAAAGATCTGTTACTTTACCTATTAAGGAATTTTAATGGCATATAATTATATTGGGCTTGTTAATGAAGTAAATAGAAGACTTAATGAGGTAGAACTTATTACTAGTAATTTTTCTAATACTTCAGGTTTTCATTCACAAGTTAAAGATAGTGTTAATGCATCTATACAAGAAATAGATCAAGAGTATCCACACTGGCCTTATAATTTTGTGGAGCAAGAAGATGTCTTATCTGTTGGTACAACTAGATATAGTTTTCCTGCTAATGCTACGGTTGTAGATTTTGAAACATTTAGAATTAAAGAAGATGAAACACTTGGAAATAGAACACAAAAGTTAAGAGTTTTAAGATATGAAGAATACCTTGAAAGATTTGTTGAACAAGAATATACACCAGATACTAGTTTAAGAAGTGTTCCTGTCTTTATATCAAAAGCTCCAGGATTAGAGTATGTAATATCTCCTGCTCCTGATCAAACGTATACAGTTGTATATGAGTACTATTTAACAAGTGTTGATTTAGTAGATTCTACGGATGTGCCAAAAATACCTGAAATATATAGAAATGTAATTGTTGATGGTGCTATGTATTATGCTTATATGTTTAGAGGTAATACACAAGATGCATTAGTTGCAAAAGAAAAATTTCAAGCAGGATTAAAGAACATGAGAATAGTTTTGATAAATGAAAATACTTATGTTCGTTCTACTATGCTAACAAGAACACAAAGAAGTACATACGTTTATAGACTGGCTTCATAAATGGCAGATGCATTACAAACATATGCTTTTGAATATAAAGGTGGGTTAGTAAGTAACTTATCTCCTTTACAACAAGGTTTGCAACAACCAGGAAGTGCTAGGATTTTAAGAAACTTTGAACCATCTGTTGAAGGGGGATATAAAAAAATATTAGGGTTTACTAAATTTGACAATAATTTAATACCCTCTTTTGGACAACCAAAGGTACATGGGGCTAGTCAAACAGGTACAAACTTAATAGTTGCAGGATTATATATTACACCTATAGTAGGAGATGTATTTACAGTAACAGGAATTAGTGGTACTTATACTGTGTCTTCAGTTAGTTATAGTTCAACTACTAAAAGATCAACTTTAGGTTTAACAAGTAGTTTGGCAAGTTCACCTGCAGATCAAGCAGATGTAACTTTTACTACTAGTAGAGAAAAGCCTAGTGGGTTAGCAGCATGGGAAAGTTCTGTTATCGTTGCAAGAAATGGACATATATATCGTTCTACAGGTACAGGATATACAAGAATAAATGTAACACAGTATGGAACACCTGTAGTAAATGGAGGCAGTCAAACAGGAGGCACATTAGCAATAGATGGTTTAACATCTACTCCTAAAACTGGAGATACTTTTACAGTAGCAGGTATAACTTTAGTATATACAGTTACTAGTACACCTACTGTTACTAGTGGAGGTACAACTTTAAGTATATCTCCTAATTTAGCAAGTAGCCCTAGTGATGGAGCTAGTGTAACTTTTTTAACAAGTGATAGAACAGGAACAGGAACTACTAGATTTGCAAAATATAGAATAGGTACAACAGAAAAAATAGCAGGGGTAGATGGTACAAACTTTCCTTTTTTATATGATGGAACAACATATACACCATTAACTGAAGCACCTAGTGATGTTAATGGAGCAGAGCATGTAGCATTTTTTAAGAATCATTTATTTTTTTCAAAGGGTGATGTACTAAGTTTTACAGCACCTTATTCAGACAATGACTTTAGTGTAGCAAATGGTGCAGGAAATATAAGTGTAGGTACAAATATTACTGGTCTTATAGCTTTTAGAGAACAATTAATTATATTTAGTGAAAATAAAATAGAAAGATTAGTTGGTAACACACTTGCAGATTTTGTATTACAACCTATAACTACCAATATTGGCTGTGTAGATTCAGATACTATTCGAGAAGTAGCAGGAGATGTAGTATTTTTAGGGCCTGATGGAATTAGATCATTAAGTTCTACAGATAAGATTGGGGATTTTGATTTAGCAGTTATATCTAAAGTTATTCAAAAAGAATTAGTAAATTTAATATCTTCTAATACCGCATTTACAAGTATAACTATAAAAGGAAAATCACAATATAGATTACTAGGAGATAAAACAGGAATATTAGGAACACAACTTGCAGGACCAGAAGGTAGTATGTTTGGATGGGCAGAAGTAAGAGGTATAAAAGCAGTAGCTGCTGATAGCAATTTAAAAAATAAAATAGAAACTATAGTGTTTACAAATGGTAATGGATATGTTTATAAAATGGAAGACGGTAATAGTTTTGATAGTGCAAATATAGAAGCAAACTTTGCAACACCTTTTGTACCATTGAACGATCCACAGCTAAGAAAGACTATTTATAAATTACATTTATATACAGATCCTATAGGTAGTGTAGAAATAGATTCTAGTTTAATATTTGATTTTGATACAGATGGAGTTGTACAACCTGCTCCTATATCTTTGTCAAATACTTCAAGTACTATATCTGTTTATGGAGATGCTACTTCAACTTATGGAACAGCTACATATGGTGGTAAATTAAAAAAAGTATTTACAACTCAAACAATAGGGTCTGGTTTTAATGTTTCTTTAAATTTTTTAGTGAGTGATACAAATGCACCATTTTCATTGGATGCTTCAATTTTAGAATATGCAACTTTCGATAGACGATAAGGATTAGTTATTATGGGTACAGGATATATAAGACAAGATAGTGCAAATAACATTGCTGATGGTAATGTCATTAATGCATCTGACTTAGATGGAGAATTTGATGGCATAGTAGCTGCGTTTGGAACATCAGGACATGCACATAATGGAAGTGCAGGAGAGGGTGGTGCTATAACAAAATTTGGCCCTTCTCTTCAATATGAAACAGATGCTACTGCTCTTTTTCCAGGCACCACCAATTCAGTAGACTTAGGTAAATCTACAAAGCAATTTAAAGATTTATATATTGATGGTGTTATTAATGCTGATAGCATGTCGGCAGATACAGCAACTATGATATCAGCCACTATAACAAATAATGCATCAGTAGGAGGTACATTTATTGTAGCAGGTACTGCAACATTATCTAGTTTAACAGTAACAAATGAATCAAAGTTACAAAATGTTTCTGCTACTGGCACTCTTAATGTAGATAATAATACTACATTAGGGGGCAATTTTTCAGTATCAGCAACGGCAACATTTTCTAATAATATATTTGCAAGTGCTGATTTAATTGTTGCTTCAGGATTAGTAGTAGGTGCTATATCATCATTCTCAGCAAAAACTACATTTACTACTGATGCTACTGTAGGTGGTACATTTGCAGTTGGAGGTACAACTAATTTAGCTACTGCTAATATTACAGGAACTGTAAATGTAACAGGAGAAACTACATTAGATGATGTGTCAGCTAGTGGCACTTTAGATGTTGCAGGAACAACAAACCTTGCAACGGCTGCAATCACAGGAACTTTGACTGTAAGTGGTAATGCTTCTGTAGGTGGTACACATACAGTCGATGGAGATCTTAAAAATACATCAGGTAATTTTACGGTAGCTCCAGCTACTCAGATATTTGAAATAAAGGGTTCTGGTTCTACTGAAGGACAAATACAACTTAATTGTGCTGTTAATACACATGGTCAAATAATTACTGCAGCAGATCACGGTGTTTCAGCTACTAATACTTTAACATTACCTGGAGGAGACACTATAGGTAATGCAAATGCTACTTTAGTTTCTGATACAGGCACACAAACTTTAACCAATAAAACAATAGATTCGGCTGTTAATATTTCCTCAGCAGGAACATTAAATGCAGGTACTAATAGTTCAATTGTTGGTAATGCAGATATTGGTGGTACTTTAAATGTAACAGGCAGTGCAGGGTTAGCAGGTAATGTTAATCTTGGTAATGCTACGGCAAATAGTGTTGTTGTAGGAGGAGTTCTCACAGCAAATGCTAGTGCTAATCTCACAGGTAACGTAGGAGTAGGTGGTACTATAACAGGAGGTTCTACAGTATCAGATCAAGATGGTGACTTAAGAGATATACCTGTAAGCCAAAACTTATCTGGTAACTATACTTTAGCTATAGGAGATGCAGGTAATCAAGTAACTATAAATACCTCTAATGCAGTTGTAACTGTTCCAGGTGGCGGTACTTTTGGTGTTGGTGATATAATATCTCTTATATCTGTAAATGGCTGTACTGCTACAATAGCTTGTACTGCTATTAATGCAGTTAAAGCAGGAGATTTAGCTGCAACTGCTTCTCATACATTAGATGCTAATGGAGTTGCTAGTATCATGTTTACTTATACAGCAAACTTAGCTGTACTTACTGGGAATATTTCATAATGACTGGAATCCATCAATTATTATTTTCTAATTTTTCTACTGGCGTTACTGGTGGAGTTGTTATTGTTGAAAGTTTTTTAGGTGATACTGTTTGGACTTGCCCTACTGGTGTTACTGAGATTGATTATCTCGTAGTAGCAGGAGGTGGTTCTGGTGGAACACAAGGTTCACAAAACTTTGGTGGTGGTGGAGGTGCAGGTGGTTTTCGCACTGGTACAGGAATGGCAGTTAGTGCAGGTACAGACTATGCTATAACTGTAGGAGCAGGGGGAACTGCGCCATCTTATACTAATGGTGGTTCTACAACTGGAATGCAAGGTGAGGATTCTGTTTTAAATACAGTTACATCTAAAGGTGGTGGTTTTGGTGGTTCATTTGGGACTAGTTCGCAAGCAAATGGTCAAGACGGTGGTTCTGGCGGTGGTGGTGGCGGTATTTATGTACCTCCAGGAACTAACTCTGGAGATGGTACGGGTGGTAATCCAATTACAATAAGCCCCATAACTGGTGAAACTACATCATCACAAGGTAATACTGGAGGTGACGGAAGGCATGACTATAGTAATTATGTTGCTTGCGGTGGTGGTGGCGGTGCAGGAGAAGCAGGCGATGATTATGATGCTGGCCCTGCACCTAATTCGTTAGGTGGAGCAGGTGGTTCTGGTTCTGTTTCATCACTCATAGGAGTAGCAACTACTTACGCAGGTGGAGGTGGAGGCGGTGCAAATAATGCAGCTAGCCCTGCCCCAGGAGGCACTGGTGGAGGAGGACAAGGTTCAAACAGTGCAGCTTCTACCGCAGGTACAGCCAACACGGGAGGAGGTGGAGGTGGAGGTGTTCCAAATACTCCTAGTGCCCCGAACCTATCTTCAAAAAGTGGTGGATCTGGAATTGTAATTATCAAATACACAGCACCTTTAAGTTCTGTATTAATATTTAGAGGTCTAACAAAATGGAAAGCTCCTGTTGGAGTATCTTCTATTGACTACTTAATAGTTGCAGGTGGAGGTGGAGCTGGAAATGCTAATGGAGGAGGTGGTGGTGCAGGAGGTTTTAGAACTGGCACTTCATTATCTGTTACAGCAGGGGATGAATATACAATTACTGTTGGAGCAGGTGAAGCAGGCAGTACTGGTACTAATACTACTGCAGGTCAAAGTGGAGACAATTCTTCTATAGCAGGTCCTTCTCCATTTTCAACAATCGAATCCGCAGGAGGAGGTGGAGGCGGTGGTGCTTATAATAGTGGAGCTTGGAATCAAGGACTTAATGGCGGTTCAGGGGGAGGAAATGGAACAAATTATTCAGTTGCAGGTGGTTTAGGTAATCAACCAAATGCCTCATCAGATGGTGGTAATGGTGCTCCCTCAAACTCTGTCCAAGGAAATAATGGTGGTTCAGGTAGTGGACCTGACTCAAATGGTGCAGGTGGAGGAGGTGGTGGATCCTCATCTGTTGGAGCAGCAGGAACAGGACATGGCACACCGTCTGCCCAAGGTGGTAACGGAGGCTCTGGTACTAATTCTTCAATAACAGGGTCAACAGTTGGATTTTCAGGCGGGGGAGGTGGTGGCTCTGGCACTACAGGAGGCACAGCTTCATTTGGTGGTGGCACTGGCTCTGCTAGTGGAGCAGGTGGTAATGGAACTGCTTTTCGTGGTGGAGGCGGTGGTGGTGGTGCAAGTGGTGGTAATAATGGTGGAAACGGTGGCTCTGGAATTGTAGTTATTAAAATGAATGCATAGAGGTATAAATGAAAATAAAACCAAAAGATAAAATTTATAGATTGACTGGAATTGATAGTGCTATGGAGTTACTAAGACCAGGTGCTAAGTGGGAGATATCTAATTCTAAATTTACTCGATGGGAAGATGATAGACCATGCCCTTCTATGGATGAGGTTAGAGATGCACAACGTAAAGCACAAGAGTTTGAAGATTCTATAAATACAATTTGGACAAAAGAACAAGAAAATCAGATATTAAAAATGCAAGGAAATATAGGTGGTGCATTGAATTGATAACTCATTCATTATTTCCGACTGCGGTGACATTTTTTCAATACGAAGGAATAACAGAAAAAGAAACAAAGTTTTTAGTTAAACAAAAAACAAGAAGCAACACAGGCAATACAACATCTATTGATAATAATATTTTAGAAAATAAAGAAATGAAAAAACTCAAACAATTTATAGAAAAGTCTGTAAAAGAATATTTTAAAAATATATATCAACCTAAAAATAATGTTGAGCCTTATATAACGCAGTCATGGTGCAACTATACAAAAGAAGGTCAGTTTCATCACAAACATGCACATCCTAACAGTTTTATATCTGGTGTGTTTTATGTTCAAGCTGATAAAACAAAAGATAAAATTTATTTTTATAAAGAAGAATACAAACAAATAAAAGTACCTGCTAAAGAATATAACCTTTTTAATAGTGGGAGTTGGTGGTTTGAAACAGGCACAAATGATTTAGTTATCTTTCCTTCTAGCTTAATTCACATGGTAGAAAAAGTAGTAGGCAAAGAAAGAATAAGTTTATCTTTTAATACATTCTTAAAAGGTTACATAGGCGAGGATACAGAATTAACTGGATTACATATAGGAGCATAAGATGGCACACTTTGCAGAGTTAAATAGTGCAAACGAAGTATTAAGAGTAACTGTAGTAGAAAACAAAGACACCGCAGATGCAAATGGTGTTGAAAAAGAATACATCGGTCAGGCACATTGCGAAAAAGTATTAGGCGGTACATGGAAACAAACATCATATAATGCAAACTTCAGAGGTAATTATGCAGGTAAAGGATATACCTACTTTGTAGATCAAGATTTATTCATGCCTCCTAAACCATATAACAGTTGGTCTATGTCTACGGCTAATGCTACATGGCAAGCACCTAGTGCTATGCCTACTGATGGTAATATATATAACTGGGACGAAGATAATCAGACATGGATTAACCTAGGGGGATCTAGTGCAGGTGGTGTCTAATGATAGATCCTATTACTGCACTTTCAGCAGCATCTGTATGTTACACGACTCTTAAAAAAGCAGTAGCATTAGGCAAAGACGTAGAAGAAATTTACGGTACTTTATCAAAGTGGGCAGGACACATTGAAGATGTAAAAGAAGTAATATCTCAAGAAAAAAGTAGACCAGGAATATTTAAAAAATTAACTTATAAGAGATCAGCAACTCAAGAAGTATTTGATAGCATCATAGCAGAAGAAAAGATTCGTGAACAAGAAAAATACATTCGAGAGTTCTTTACAGCAAACTGGACAGCAGATTGGGGAGGCATACAGGGATATCGAAAGTTTATCGATATGCGTAGAAAGATTAAAGCAAAGAGAGAACGAGAAGTTTATAATCAGATGCGACGAAGGAAGAATTTTTTATATAACACCAAAATGGGAGTTGCTGTTGGAAGTTTAGTTTTAATTTTAATTTACCTGTGTCACTTTTTATGGACAGCAGTTGTGGAAGCAAGTAAATGATTAGTATAACTTTTTGGTTAGCAACTTTAGTTCCACATGTAGATCAATATTATTGTAAACTGCAGTGGGTAGAAAGAGGTTTATGTGCATATTGGTGTGCTAATACAAAAAGAGGTTTTAATTGGTTTGAGTCAGAAACACCTAAGGGTTGTAAAATAAGAAAGAAATTTTATAAAGCAAGTAAAGGAGATAAAGTTGCTTAATTTATTAACAGGACTATTGCCGATAGGGGAAAAACTAGTCGAAAGACTAATACCCGATCCTACTGCCCGTGCTAAAGCTATGAAAGAACTTAGAGCTATGGAGCAAAAAGGAGAGCTTGCTAAACTAGAAGCTGAGTATGCTGACAGAGATTCTGCTCGAAGAAGAGAAACAGCTATTGCTACCAGTGAAAATGCTAGTTGGTTAAATAAATGTGTAACCCCAATACTAGCATTAGGCACAGTAACAATGTCTTTTGGTCTTTTTTTAGTAATTAT